TGCGTTGGCAATGTTCGCTGGAGTAGTTGAATTGATTGCGTCCTGGATCAGCGACAGATCGGAATCGGACAGATCGGCCTGATCGCCCGGCTTCGGCTCGACGAGAACCATAAAATTTGCGGTTCCATGTGAACCGCCGTCGATAAGTAACTCAAAGATTGCCTTCCCCGCTGCCGCTGTCATCTGCTGGGTTTCGGTAATGACCACTTTACCGCCAGAGACGGCTCCAGTGTTAATGATGCCCTTTCCGTCGGACTTAACACCGACGATCGCCCCGGTTGAAGGTTCGTAAATGCTTCCGTCCTGATTATACAAAGTGAATCGCCACTGTTCACCAGAGTCATACTGATTCGCATGGATCAGCAGCGGAATCTGGGAACCGGCGTTGAGGAACAATTTGAAGTCCCTAGTAATCGCCATAGTGTGTTACCTCTCCTTCATAAGTGTGAATATTGTGTCTGTCAGTGTCTGTTTAACCGTTGAAACAGAGATCTCATCATACCGATCAGCAAGCACGTTGTAGACTGTTTTAACGACCTTCGCCTTTAGATCCAGATTGAGCGGAGGATAAATGACCTGTACTGTGTCGAACATAGCGACATGCTCAAGTCCGTAATATTTTTTGTACTCGTCTGTCTGCCATAGTGGAACAAATTCAACATCAACGGACACTTTCGGTGTCGGTGCATTCTTCTGCACATAGTTCAATGCCCATGCATTCAGATCGCCTACGCTCGGTGTCGAATCAAAATAAGAAGAGGCATCAACAGCGATGTCTCTTGAGAACGAATATGAATGGTTGATTGATTGCAAAGCAGATTCAACATATGTATCTCCGCTTTTGTAGTAGGCCACAACACCAGTGTAAACATTGGACATATCTACACTGTATTGCAGTCCAGTTAAGTTTTTGCTGTACGCGATCTTAACACCGTTGTCAGTGCCTCTGGAACGAAGCAGCTGAACTTTAAACCGACTCCATTTCAACTCTCCTCCGAAGAGATCAACCATTGATCCCTTCATTCCGCCAATGAGCGTTCTCAATGCCGTAGGAGTGTCACAGCCGTATTTATAAACGGCTCCGCTGTCATCGCTGATGTCCGTTTCAAAAGTGAATGGATTGGATGTAGACAGCAGATAACGATTCTCCACTTCCCAAAATTTAGAAGGGTATCGCGTGCCAGGATCTTGTGTATTGGCCCCGATCAGGATGGAATTCAGCCGATAACTGTTATGTTCTGCAGAAATCTGCATGTTTCCGTTCATGTCGTAATCAATCGACTTGATCCGGAACGGCTCGGCCATTTCTGAATGATCGAATGGATCAGCGAGTATGAACCGGTCAGCAGCCAATTCTTCCGCCCAACGGCCATCCCTTGGATATTCCAAATCCAGCACAAATCCCTTGTTACCTTCTTCAGTCACCGTGCATGAGACTGCTTCAGACAGCGGGCAAATTCCGTAAGTATCGAAATCTGTTGTATTCTTTTCAAATAATCTCGGAATCACAGTTTCCACCACCTTGGATAGATCTTGATCTCTCCAAGCCCATGCTCAACGGTCATCGTTGAATAGTACATTTCGATGACTGTCTCCTCTTCGCCAAGCTGTGGAAATACAAGGCCTTTGCCTGCAGCTGAATGCGCATCGGACAGAATCAGATAGTTGGTCAGATTGTTTCCATCATCGTCGTATAAGTACTGCAGATCGCAGTCCATATAGAAATGGCTGGCCGGTGTCTCGTTCGTATGGAAATTGAAAAACTCTTCCTCAGTGCCATCGACATAATTCCTCATAAGCAAGTACGGAAGTCTGTTGCCCATTGCTTCGATCAGAGGCTTGGATGCGTAACCAGTCGGATTCAGGATCTTGATCGTTCTGGCCAGTGTACCCTCAAAAGGAACCCGAACGCCATCGATCAGCTGTGATGTGCTGATAAAAGCAGATACATCATCGAAAGACACATCATTCGGTTTTTCAATGAATAGTCTGTAATATTTATCAGCGAGCACAAAGTTCTGACTTCCAGTTGATCCGTTTGTCGCCGGCAATGAGTATTCGTTTCGCTGTGTTCCTGCAGAGTTATATGTTCTAACAGTAACGGTAAGCTCCACACCTTCGGGGCACTTCACCGACCAGTTCAGTGGTGTCCCTGTCTGAAAATAACCAGTTGACATTGTATTTGCCAATGTCAGCGGAGGCAGGAAGCTGATCGGATCGTCTCCGCTCTTCAGGAACCGCTGCGGTTTGCAGTTGAAAGTAAGATCGAATCTTCCGGATCTGTAAAAAGCAGACTGGTTATTCGGAGAAATACCGGCAGAGAACGATGCCAGCCGGTATTCTTCCGGATGATAATCATCTTCCAGTTTGCGGTATCCCTTCTTTTTGGAAATAACCCGTCTGAATTCATCAATCTTGCTGTCATAGCCTCTCGGAATGAATGCAGGATATGTCAGCCTGATGTTGTTCCATTTCCCGTTGTCGATGATCAGATCGCCGTTTCGGCCAGGAACAGAAACATATTCAACATCACGGCTCGGAGAAGCGAAGACATTGTCTCCGCTGATCCAAACTCCGTAGTCGGCGGAATTGATACCATCAAAGATTAAGCTGTGTCTTGTCATGCAAATACCGCCTTTTTCTTCATTAACTCGTTCTGCAGTACTCTTGAAACCTCTCTGGCAATCTCTGTCGAGTTCTGCCCAGGCTGTGTGTTGATCGTGATCGGGACGTTGAACACAGTAGATCCTGCGTATTCTTTCAATTTATCCAAGCCAAGAATGACCTCTTTTCCAGTCTCTCCGCCGGCTAACAGCTTGCCGTTTCTCTCTCCGAAGATGGTCGCACCATCCAGCAAATAAGCCTTGTCCATGGCTTTTGCATACCAGTCAACGGAGATCTTCGGCAGACCGTCCTTGAGCCAATTGATCGGATTCAGAGATCCGGAAACTTTGAAATGTGGAAGTGTGAGCTTTGGCCATGTGAATTGGAAATTAAAAAAGCCCTTGATCGCCTCAATAGCGTCATGGACCTTTGTTTTCGCTGCATCGATCTTCTCGGAGATCGCATTTTTAATTTTGTCGAATTTCTCAGAGATTGCTGACCACAGTTCTCCGACTTTCGCCTTGACTGTGTCCCAGTTTTGCCACAGGAGAACACCGGCAGCGATTGCCGCACCGATGGCAATGGTCAGAGGACCGCCAAGGAATGTGGAAACCGTGCTGATCGCAGTCATTGCCGATCCGACAATAGAAATAACAGAACCCACTGCAGACAGCACTGGACCGATTGCAGCGACCACCAGAGCAGCCTTAACGATGAATCCCTGCTGTTCTTCATCCAGTGAATTCCATGCATCTGTGACGCTCTGAATGACCGGTACCACAGTCTCAAGTACGTCTTGAATGACTGGCATGACTGCGTTGCCGATCTCATAGCCCAGTTCGATCAGTTGATTCAGAACTGTCTGAAAATTGTCAATGGGATCTTGCAATCCGTCAAAAGTGTTTGTGACCGTTCCGCCGGATTCCGAAGCAGCTTCACCGAGATTTTTGAAATCCAGTGTGCCGTTCTTGATCGCACCATAAATCTTGTCGCCGGACTTGCCAAACAGATCATAGGCAGCAGTCAGCCCATCTGTTCCATCTTTCGATCCTTCGATCTCTTTCTGAAGATCTGCAAGAGCCTCGTTCATGCTCTTGCCATCTTTGACAGAATTCTTCAGTGCCTTGGAAAGACCACCCATGACAGTAGAAACATCCGCTCCGGACATTTCAACCTGTCCCATGAAATCAGCTGCCTGATTTACGCTCAGGCCCATTTCCTGGAACGCTGCAGAGTTGCTGAGAAGTCCGGCTTCCAATGTATCGACCGAAATACCGGTGTTCTGTGAAACCTTGCTGAGAGCGTCCAGAACGCTTTCTGTGTCCTTCGCTTCTAAGTTATATGCAGCGAGTACTTTCTGAACTGAATCAATGGATCCAGTGACATCAGTATCGTTGATGCTCGCAAACTTAATGAACAGAGCAGACAGATCTTCCAGTTCCTGTCCGGTTGCTCCGAATCTTGTATTAACCTCGCCTACGGCTTCTCCGGCTGTGGTAAAGCTGGTTGGAATGGTTTTGCCGAGATTCTTAACAATCCCTTCAAACTCATTCATTGCATCCCCAGTCGCTCCGGTTTTCTTTGTTACGATGTCAAGACCTTCATCAAGCTGTGCCCAGCCTGCCATAGCAGCACCGCCGACAGCCATGATCGGAGCCGTGACATGCTTTGTCATGCTGTCTCCGACACCTTTGATTTTGTCGCCGGTTTCCTTCAGCTGTGAACCCATCGCCGATAACTGCTGAGACATGACACTTCCGAATTCCTTCGAAGCATCCTGTGCATCTTTCAGCTTGTTTTCCGTCTCAATGATTTCACGTTGCAGTGCTTTGTACTGATCGGAGTTCTTGTCGACTCCGTTTTTATCCATCGTCTCCTGCGCTTTTTTTAGTTCATCAAGACGTTTGCCGGTTTCTTCGACCTGTTTGCCGAGCAGTTCCTGTTTCTGCTTAAGAAGATCCGTATTTTTAGGATCTAGCTTCAGAAGTTTATTAACATCTTTCAGCTGTGACTGTGTGTTTCTGAGCGACTTGTCTACATCTTTGAGCGAGTCACTCAGCTTGGTAGTATCGCCACCGATCTCGATTGTTAAGCCTTTAATTCGGTTTCCCGCCATACTGCCTCCTAGTTACCTTAAAAAGCCATGATGTCATCGACTGTAGCCTCTTCCGGCCATTCGAATTCATCATTCTTTCGTTCAATTAATATGTCATAGACCATACCCACTGTCAGATCATCAAGATCCTGCATAGACAGGCCTAACTGAATGCATCGTAATAGAAATAATGCAGTCGACTCAGGACGAGCCGACTGCCTTACACGTTTTTTTCTGCCAGTGTTGACGAGCTTTCAAGGGAAGAAGCCCATAAATTGATAACATCGGCAGCGAATTCAGAGATCGGAAATGTTTCGAACTGATCAAGCCAGTCATCAATGTTTGATGAAATCGTAGGATCGGCCTGCTTCGCCATAACGTATGTCAGATTTTCCACCATTTCGAAGATCTCGGCAGTGATCTTTCCTTCGGTGAATCCAGAACGAATGGCTGTGAAATCCGTAATAAGATCACGATTGAACCACGCTCTGTACTTTCTGATCGTTGACGCCGTGGCTTTTAACTGGACCGTATGACCGGCAATATTGACTGTTCCTAACATTTCCGTTCCTCCTTAATTTACTGTGGTGTTGTTTCGGTCGGCACAGCTGTGAACCATGCACCGTATGCGCTCTGGTCGCTTGTGCTCTGATACTTAACTGAATTATCACTGATTCTCGGCATGATGGTGATATTGACAGTGTTTGTGTCAACCGCCATGGAACCGACTTCCTTTGTGTTGCCGTTGATGTCCGGACGAGATGCAACGCATCTCAGAAACCAGACACGCTTTCCGACTTCTGTCCCGCCTGCCAGTTCGAACTGACCAGCAAGAGCGAATTCTTTCGGTTCATCATTCGCTTTCTCAACAGTAAAGCCTTTGTTATCTGCTTTCTGACCAAGCACTTCCAGAAGGAAAGCATCGGCAGCCGCTGTGTCTTCAAATGTGATCGTTCCTGTGTAACCATCGTTTGTGTTCAATGTATACCAGGAAGTGTTATCTGCGGATTCTGTGAAGGATGTGCCAGCCGGCGAGAAAGCCATGCTCTTCGCCCCAGGAATCGCTGCAGGTTCGTCATATGT